TCTGTAATAGCGCCAATAGTCTTAGCGTTATCAGTAAAAGTCTGACCTGAAACATTAGTATTTCCTTTTAGGTTCTCTACAGCGCCTACGCCTGCGCCTTCAGATGCGCTCACCTCAACATTCAAAGCATCCCGATATTGACCATCTGGTATCAGACGCTCATCCAGGTCTTTGTTCATAATCCCTGCTATGAAACTCTTAATTAACTTCATTTAATCCAATTATCTCTTCCTCTTAGTGTCATTAATAATCTACCTGGGTGAATGTTGCTTAGGCGTATCTTAGCATTTCTTAACTTAGACATCTTTTCCTTTTTAGCCCTACGTACCACATACTCCTGTGCGTCTATTCTATTATCTAAAATAGCCCACCTAATGTAGCTATACAAATAATCTTCCGCTAGTTTGTTGATAGACACTGAATCATCAGTTCCGTTTTCCATACCATCAGATATATATTCCAATACAATAGATTGTGCCTTTACGCCTGAACTAAAGTTAATAACACCTGCAGACTTATTTATCCTAAAGCTGTCATTGATATTTGCATTTTCCGTCTGTAGTCCGTAATATCCTCCTACACCATAACTAAAATACCAAGAGCCATCTAGGTTCCAGCCCCACTGCCCATAGCGCACTCCTGAATCTAAGAACTGCTGTTTAGGTAATCCCGCTAATCGGGCTCTATCCAGCTGTGAGTTTCCTGCCTCCAGCACTTCTCCATCCTGGTCAAATAATAAGTCTCCGCTATTGTCTTTTAAGTATTCAGCCGAATAGTTGATCTTGCTATTTTCATGCAGTGGATATAAAACGCCGTCTTTTTCTACCGATATTCTTACATAGTTAACATAGTCAGCAGGTAAAACAAACTTAAGGTTCTCATCCATAGACCTTTGAAGTACCTTTATGTTCCTTAATGCATCATAATTTATTTCTTGAATACCTCTTTTTGCATGAAATAAAACCGTGTACCTATTGACGTTATTAACAAGATTGGTATCTCCAACAAACATCAACATGAAGTTATTAACAATATCTTTTAAGGTAACGAACTGATACTCACCCCAGTTAGCATTCTCTGGAACAACACCTTCGTTAGTATAATATTTATAATTTGTTATATATGCCATTATGTTTCTTGTTGATTATTAATAGCTTCTTCTTGTGCAGCTGCCTGAACTACTGCCATCTCTCGTATGTTAATACCTGCGTATTGTAATATCTTTAAAGTAAGCTCCACATGGTCTGACTCAGGAAGCTCAAAGTCTTGATAGTCGGTTGCCGACTGATTAAATACTGGTGATCCGCCTACTGTATTGTAAGTCCACTTAGGAGCTAAGGGATATCTCACGTACTGAACAACAATTTCACCTGCTCCTATAGTGTCTGGATAGACAGTAATAGAATTTCCTGGAGCCGACACTGTGGCCCCATTCATATAATAAGCAGGATAAGTGGTAGTAGGTGCGGTAAGATGTGAGGCTGTTAATAGTTTTATTTTGTTTTGCTCTACCCTCTCTACTTCGGTGTTGCTATTATATAGAACAGTATTCAAAGTATACCAGTTGGTAGGTAAAGTAAAGACGTTTGCTGCATTTGCTAAGGCTGTCGATTCATAAGTAAAGAGATCTATTACTTCTGCTAATTGCTTAGGAATATTAGCATATCCACTATTGGAAAGTCTTTTATTTTGAAGGTTAAGTGCGTTCTTATAGTTATAAAAATACTCTTCAAATACCTCTAGCTGTGCTTGCTTTGCAAATAGATTAAATTCTTCAGGTGTGACGTAGCCATTATTGTCCTTGTTAAGAACTGCCATGACAGTATTTCTTACTGTATTGATCATCTAAAAATTCTTTAATACAAAGATAGCAAAAAAAAAGAGCACTCTTAAAAAGTGCCCCTTTGGTTGGTTTAAAGCTAATCCGCTTTTTGTTCGTTTTCTTGATCCGCCTCTAAATAATATTGTTGGCTACAAAAATACTCATAATCAAAAGAAGAGGGATTTAGTGGTTTATAAACTAAATTTTTATGAACATCAATAGAGCATATACTACATGTAAACCAGCCCATCTTTGCAAAGGGTTGAAATCTATCTTCACTCATAATAATGTATTTTACTATAATAAAGATAATAAAAAAAGAGCACTCTTAAAAAGTGCCCTTCTTTATTAAATGAGAGTAAATCTCTTAAGCGTTAACAATAGAAACCATTACATACGTTGACATGTCGTGATCATAAAAAGGATTAGTCCATGAAGTTTGTAAAGCTGCTTTTACTGCATTTTGCAATCCCAACATAACTTCCATACCGTCTGTTGCCTCGGTGGTAATAGTAGTAAGAGTGCCATCAGTATAATAGATGCCATTTGTACTTCCGTCCCCCGCAATACGAGCGATGGTCTTGATGCCTTCAATAGCAACTATTTGTTCGCCTGAAAAAGCGGCTGCTGTGTTTCCTGTAATGTTTAAAAACTTTTGCATAATAAAAAAAATTTAAGTTGTTAATAAAAATAAAAGACAAAGGTACATAAAAAAAGGGAAGCCTTAACTTCCCTTTAACCAATAAATAGTTTCCATTACGAAAACAAACACTTACTATTACGTAAGTTTCTTAAAAAAGTTTCTATTTACTTTAGTTTTTTATCTAGCATTTCCATTACTTCTATACCTTCATCGGTCTGAAAATAAGCCGCTAATGCTGAGACGGGTTTTTCATTAAAAGGAATGGTTAATAGTTTTTTCTTATTATCCTTTAAAGCAAAATAGATATCTCGTTTTTTATTTCTTAATGATAGAAGACCACCCTCAAAAGACTTAGATGCTAAATCCTGTAATTTCAACATTGGATCATCAAGCATTTCTAAAAACTCTACAGGGTTGTGTCGAGCATACATACGCACATCTCTTCTAATCTCTGCGCTGCTTCTCTGGTCTACTCTAGCCCCCATTAATACTCTAGCTATAGATTCAGACATGCTTATGTCCATCTCTTTAGCAGCTATCTCTGCATCCAGCTCTACATCCATATTAAATACATCTTGAGACGCATCCTTTTCGGTGTTAACTTCTTCAAAGACTGTTCCCATTCCTGGGTGATAGTTTAAAAATCTTTGTAATACCACGTTGTTTTTAGGAACTCTTAAGAATCCATCTTCAAATACCACAGGTTCTAATATAGCATTATCATCCTGCTCATCTTCAAATGGGCTCTTTTGGTTTCTAGCATAACGAAGGGTTCTATTTACTCCTTTATCTTCGTCAAAATACATAAGTGGTGAACGTCTTGTGTTGCGAGATGCTAACATAAAACTCAAGGGAGTGGCTTTGGATTTAAGCACATAAATCCTGTCTTTTCTTTCTAATTTCATTTGATTTAATTTAAGTTTTAAAAAAGGGGGAGGGGTTAACCTCCCCACAGTAATTATAATTTACTTCTTAAGCTTTAAAGATAAAGAAGTTATTTGCACCCATTGTACAAGGCGCTCTTTCTGATAGGAAGTTAACCTCCATAGCATCAAGATCACTTGTAGCGGCACCGCCAGCAGAACCAGTTATCCATGTTTTGTAACGTCTGTCTTCAGTTTCTGAAGCTCTGTAACGAACATGTAAGAATGGTCTACGAGCATTTTTCCCCATCACCTGATCATAAACGTTAGTAGATCCCGCAGGAACTAATACTCCGTTTACTGCACCACCAACAAGACCACCTCTTAAGGTAGCATCGTTAAGGTACTTCCAGTCAGACTTGTAAAAGTCATAACCTCTTCTAAAACCAGTGAATCCTAAGTTAAGGGCCATCTCTTCGTCATTATCAAAGAGTCCATAAGATGTACCACCCGCTCCATAAGAGTTTTGAGCAGCCAACATGTCATCAATATCAAATCCCATTTGTCTGTTAACAAATAGAACATTTTCTTGAATAGAACCTTGCTTATCTAATCTTTGGATAATAGCATCAAAATCAGCCAATGAATTTGGATTACCACCAGAATATACATTCCCATTATTTTCAATAGTGTAGAACATACCGTCTGTACCTTGGTTTCCTAGTTGACCTGTAGCTGAAAGAGCCTCTACACCTGAACCTACTCCTGCTGGAACACCTTCAATCATCGCCATCTCAAGATAATCGTCAAATCTTAAACGAGTCTCATGCTCTGACTTAATATACCATAGGTATCCTGAAGCTCCATTTTCAGAAGTTACTTCTACCCATCCAATTTGAGCCATATCAGAACCAGCGACAACATATTTGTCTTTGATAATAATCGGCTTGTTAGAAAAGATATTAGGATCAGCTTCTAATGAACCGTCCATTCCGTCTGCTCCTTTGTTAAATTCAGAACCATAAACGAAAACTATGATGTTAGTAGATGCTTGCATCCCTGCTGCTTGTCCACCAGCTTCATAATAAGCTACCGTCACGTCATTTGCGTTAGACGCAATAGTAATAATTGCTTTATTACTAGCTGAAGATCCTGCCGTACCATCAGATACTAAGATAGTTTGACCTACTCTTAAGTTGTGAGCCGTAATAGCTAATACCGCAGTATCTGAAGCATCAGCAGTAACTGTAGTCACTCCTTCGTATTTTGTATGTAATCTTCCTTGCTCTTCCCATTTAATAAGGTCAGAGTTTGTTGGAAGTTCAGCACCTACCATCCTTAAAAAAGCTGAGATTGATCTATTTCCATATCTCTCAAATTCTTTTTCATAGGTATCAGGTAAGTACTGTTGTAACCAAGTAAATTCTGCACTTGTCAGATAATTATTTGGTAGTGTTGATTTGCTAGCGGACGGAGTTAAACTATA